CCGTGGCCGAACACGTGGTTGAAGAACTCGCACACCGCCGTGTTCTTCAACACCTGCGTCTTCAACGGCCGTATGTACGCCAGGTTCGCCCAAGAGTAATCGAACACCCACGCCGGGTCCAGACGCGAGGCGGCGGCCATATCGTCACCGCCAAACATGACCCGATAGACGGCACGACGCCAGGCCCGCCCGAGTGGCCCGCACCACGCCATGATGGCCGTGTCGAGCATAATCTTGATCGTGTTGGAAGCGAACGTGTCCGCGCCGCCACTGAGCATGGCGCCGAGTGAGACGTAAGACACAGCAGCTGACGCGACCCAGGCGCAGTTCTTGTACGCGAAGTACTTGTCCAACCACTCAGCGTACGGGTTGACCAACGACCACACGGTGCACAGCGCGGCGTTCGACCACATGGTGTGACTCGCATCGAACTCGACCGCATCCGACATGAGTATGAAGGCGAACATCTCTCCGGGCTCAGACCATCGGGCCGCATGACCCGCAATGGTGTCGCGGCTCGCCCAAATGACATCGTCACGAAAGACGTTGACGAAGTTCAACTCAAGCACACGAAAGAGGACCCCGTACATAACGTTCACGCCTTTCTCCATCGCCGTGATCGGCTGACCTGCCTTCGGCTCCAACGTCGCTGCCAGGCCCTTCGGCTTCGTTTGAGACTTCAGATGCAGCCGCACCGTCTGCGTGAGAGCTTCGCACAGGTTGCGGAACGTCACCTCAGTCGCAACCTCTTGCCAAGGCCCGACAGCTCGCAGGAATTCGTTGCGCGCTTGAGGCTCAACGTAGCCAAGAACGGATGACTCGAGTAACTGCTTGTGCTTCGCCGAGTCAATATACGACTCGGCGAAGATGCGCCTCACGTCACGGTTCCCGTAGGGGTTGAAGCGCCCATGCACCTCCCTGGCCTTCCGGCTCGCTGCCACCCGCGCGGCCGCTGTCGCCGCGAGTTGCTCATACGACCCAGCCCAATGACGCGCGCCGGGAATGTTCTCACCGAGCAGCAACAGGTCCCGGATCGTGCCGCTAAACTTCGACGTCCTGACCTTAACCGCCTCCGGCTCACGCAGCAGAGGCGCCATATTGGACGTGTGCTGCCAGAGGTTGCCGTTCGCCACCGTGTCCGGGGACAACAACGATGGCTCAAAACGGAACCCCTCCGGCATCGGCGTCTTTTGCAAAGGACGCGACGTGAACAACGACGGCGCCGGCTCAATCGGGTGCAGCATGTCCAGCAACTCCGACGCCGGGTGCTCAGGCCGCACGTACGTCTTCCAGTATGTGGCACCACCAACCACACCGGCGACGGCCCTGATGTACGGCTCAACGACGTCGGCAAGCGCGGCGTCCCGCGGAACCAAGGTCGGCTCCAAAATGAAGACCACGCCGGACCGCGCCCGGGTCAACGCAACGTACAGCGCGCCGTGCAGACTGGCCGGATCGCGGAAATGACGAAGCATGTTGCCGCACACGACGAGCCCGACGTAATCACACGTAACGCCTTGCGACGACGCGATCGAATACATCTTCGGCCACGTCAAGCCGGCATCATACTTAGCCGGATCATCCGTGGTTAGCACCCGCACCGCCGCCCGCTGGCCCTCCGACCGCTGCATGAACGCGGCCCTAGTTTCGACGTGAACCGCCCAGCCCCGGCGCGCCAAGCTCAACCCAGAGCGGCTCGGGCGGCACAGCACCTTAGCCGCGCGAGCCGCATCCGGGCCAAACCTGCGCGTCGGCCCCAAATCGATCGCGCGCTCGACAACAGCCCTGAACCCCGGCACGTCGGCAAGTGCCACGCGAGCCATAGGGGCGTCGTCGAAACGGTTGTACGCACGATTGCGGTCAAGCGTCATCTGATCGGTGTCCCCTAGCAGGACTAGCCGGGCGCGGGGGTTCATTTCGCAGTAAGCGGCGAGATACGGCACCAACATCTGCGTGCACTCATCAATGATGATCAAAGTCACGGCGCCGTGCTCGACCGGGGCACGCTCGCCGCTCGGGTCAGCCGCGAACGCGACAATGTGCGTCCTCGCATACACGTACGGCCCGGTCTCGTCCGTCACACGCGCACCGCGCATTTGATTGACCATGCCCGCGAACTCATCCCGACTGGCCCGCGTGGGGCTCACGTACATAACCGTACCCGGCCCGTAACGGCCAGCCCACGAACTGGCCAGCCGAGCAGCAGCGTACGTCTTCCCGGCGCCCGGCGCCGCGGAGAGCAGCGTTGTGGGCACGGCACGGCACGAGCGTTGTCCATGGAGCTTCGCATTAACGCTCGCAATGACCTTCTCCGTCGTGTTCTTGAACTGGTTGTACTCCGGCGAGGCCGGGTCGTCCGTACGCAGCACGAGCGTCGGCCGAATGGCCGCGCTCAGCGCATTGACGGTACCCGGGAAGAACCTCACGTCGACGGCCAAACGAGCGACATCCTCCAAGGACGGCGGCGCGACAGCCGCCGGCCAAGGATGCCCGGGCGGCAGCCGAAGGTCGACGTGCGAGCGCTCCGCATTAAGCACGAGCACGCCACGGTCCGTCTTACCGGTGGACAACGCGCTCCCATCCGCGGCCTCCAGAGGAAGAGAGTGCAGAACGCAAAACGCGACCAGTTCATTCTCGGTGAACGTCACACGACCCGCAAGCGGCGAGTCGGGCAAGTGCACACCCACCGGATGGCCGTGCAACAGGTACGACAAGCCCACCGCCGCGCACTCCCCAAACGCGCCCGGTAACACGAACATGTCATCCTGTTCCTCCGGCGCGATCGCGAACCACACATGCCGTGTGTAGCCGTCGCGCTCGACGGCCGTAACGTACGGCGTCCCCGCAGGTTTCTGGACCGCAATGAACAGCATGGGCCCCGACGCGCGTGGAAGCGCTCCGTGGCACCAAACCAC